CTTGATCTCCTTCTCGGTTACCCGACTGTTGATTTATGGGTGCTACATTGCTCCCCTCGCACAGGTGGTCAAGTCCTTTACGCTCAATATGATAAGAAAGATGAAAGATTCTTTGATTGACAGAAAACGGGCATAAGAAGACATTGCAGGCAGCCTACAGACCCTACATAGAATGCCCTCCGATACGTGGGAACACCGCCCGGTGTCTCCCACGTTTTTTTTTGTGGAATCCCATTTGAAGTTTCTGTGATAAAAGCTTGAAGAAATGATGATGGTGATTTGAAGAAAGTATGATAAAAGCTTGAAGTTTTCAGTGATCAGATTTGAAGAAACGGTGATGGTATTTGAAGAAATGGTGATAAAAACTACCAGCCCCGAATACCCCTGTTATGACTGGATTTCGCCGATTTGAAGTTTTGGTGATTGGATTTGAAGTTTTCAGTGAGGGTTTATAAGGGTATTATAAACCCTCACCCCAAACTTCAAATGGCACTCACTTGGACAAATGGGGATAAAGTCTTATGTGGTGTGGAGATATGATGGACTATGTTTGGACTTGGACATAGCCTGTTTTGGACGTTTTTGGACGTCTTTTTATCACTGTTTCTTCAAATTTAGGCCGATTTTGGACTGGACTTGGACATCCGAAGGGGTTGCCGAAATTAGTCGACTTTAAAAAGGCGCAACTGAAGTGACAAAATCCCGATCAGAAATAATTCCAAACCCTGATCCGGGTCTATAATCTGGACGTTATAGTCCATATTAAATGGCTGTAAAATAATACGACTATTAGCAGGATCGAGCACCACTTTCTTAAGTGTCACACCGTCGGTAGCACGGACTGCGCAAACTCTCCCATCGGCAAATTCCCAGTCGATGCTCTGTTTGATGATCACGATGTCCTCATGCAGAATATTGGGTTCCATGCTATGGCCGTTAACCCTGAAAGCTACGTACTGACTGTCGTTTCCGGGTGCCAGAGTTCTTGGCACCTCTACGGTCTCGCCTAAATCCCGGCAGTCTACGATGTCCTCTCTCGGCCCCGCGGAAATTTCGCCAGAAATCGGGAGTGTTATTGTACGAGTGTAATCGATTGTAGGGGATTGGATTAACCCGGTCTTGGTATCGACCATCTTCATCCGCTGTTCCAATTTCTCCTTCATCCACCCATCAAAATCTTGGGTAATCTGGGTAGTTCCTTCCCCTGTAAGCAGCCAGTTTATGTTCACTCTGGCCTTACAGAGATCAAGCAAAAGTTGGGCTTCCGGGAGACGATCTCCGGACTTGTAGCGTGCCAGCGAGGCAGTGGAAATACCAAATTTTTCCGCAAACTGGTAGTTCTTTAACCGCATTATTTTTAAGAGTTTTCCCAGTCTCTCACCAATTTCTTTGTCAGGCATTTATCCTCCATAGGGCAACATTCTCATTGACATTCTCCATACGGATTCTATAGTTGTCCTGAGACAATGATAAAAAGCCGTATAGTTGTGTCAATGATAATTTTCAGGGGGCTCTTATCCCGATGGCATTCGTGCCGGCAAGTTTGAGACCCTTCAGAAAGCTGCCGGAAAAATCCGCCGGACTGCAGAAAGGACTTCACAAGATATTGGATGCAAGGTAGTTAGCACCCTGTTAAAACTAACCAGAGAGGTGAAAATGACAGCGAAACAATGCAGAAAATCGAGCTGCGAAGCCTGCCAAGCGCAGAATGTCCAAGTCCAAAAATATCCGCTCGGACTTGGACAAAACAGCTTCAAGCTCTCACTGCGTATAGCATCCGGGCACAATATCCATTCTTTGTGCGAAATTGTGTCCAAGTGCTTCGCAAAATGTCCAAGTCCATGTCCATGTCCAAGTCCAAGCGAATGTCCAAGTCCGACGGCTGCAGTTTGTCCAAGTCCAATTACAGGAAATCGGATCTCATGGGAAGGATATGAAATGGAGAGAGACTTTACGATGATCTGGCTGCCCCTTGCGAGGGTGGCCGAACTGACAGGCAAGTCGGTTAAGACGATTCGCAGGATGGTGAAAGACGGTGATCTGGTCGCAGTTAAGCGAATTGTGCCCAGTGGGAAGAGCCATACAACCAAGACCTTTGTCCTGGCGATAGATGAGCTCCTCGATATGGAGATCGCCGACTGCAAGAATAAGAACCAACAGGGAGTCTGCCTGGATCGGGAGCGCATGTACATGGGCTCAGATCTGCGGGACAGCCTGTTTATCACGTCATATATTAAGGTAGGCAAGAAGGAGGAATGATGCAGACCTTGGAAGAGATCATCGGGCAGTATAACAGAGCGGAGTATGACGCTGACTGCCGGAGGATAGCCGAACTGATCAAGTCCGGAGTCCCAATCAAGTTCACTAAGTATGACTCGGGAACATCAAAAACTATCCATACGGAGAATAAACGAGCCAAATCCAAAAAATCTGCTCGAATTGAACCTGTAGAAGCTACGATCCCGATTGAATCGCCAGAGGCTCCCTTATATAAGGAAGAGAAGCCGCTGATCAATATGGAGGTCGAAGCGAAGGAACTGCTCAGCTTCATGGGTGAGGCTCAACTCTACGCTCAATTCTGCGAGACGGTATTAGATAGACTGGAGACTGCTGAGTCCCGGATCGAGACTTGGAAGCAGATCGCAGACGAATACAACAGTGGCTACCTGATTCCGGAGCTCTATCAAATGAAGGGAAAACGAACCGAACGCTCCCTGCGGAAGTGGATAGACCTCTATCTCGAAAACAAGCGGGATATGTTCGCTCTGATCCATAAAGCTAAACGAGAGATGCGAGGTCGGAAGGTAACATTCCTGGAGCAGAGCTTCCTCAAGAAGATACTGCTCAGTCCTCAGAAGGTTAAGATATATACCGCAGTTAAGACGCTTAAGTCCTACGCACGCATGGGAGCCTTGGAATCGCCCAGTTCGCTTCCTACGCTGGTACGCTGGTGCCAGGATTATAAGATTAACAACAAGGCGATCTGGACTCAAGCCAGACTGGGTAGTAAAGCAGTGGCTGAGGATATCGTGAAGACCATTTACCGGGACAATAAACTACTTAGCGTGGGCGATGTCTGGGTAGCGGATGGACATACCCTCGCCTTCGATATCGTCAATCCCAAGACCGGGAAAGCCCAACGCATGACCATGATCATGGTGATGGACTGGGCTTCGAGATACCCGGTGGGAGCGGCACTCGCCTATACCGAGGACAGCCAGCATATTCAGATGGCCTTCCGCAATGCCTTCCTTAACTGGGGAGCAGTGCCCAAGTACGTCTATCTCGATAACGGCAAAGCCTTCAGATCTAAGCTGTTCAATGAGAAGTGGCAGGAGCATGACCTCTCCAGCGACCTGGCAGGTATCTTCCCCAGGCTGGGGATTAAAGTGGCCTTCGCAGAAAGCTATAATGCCAAAGCCAAGATCATCGAGAGATTCTTCAAGACCTTCCAAGAGCAGTTTGAACGCTTCATAGTCAGCTTCCGGGGTGCCTGCATCGATGATAAGCCTGCCACTCTGATGCGTAACGAGAAGTGGGCAAAGAAGATGTTCGAAGGCAAGCCGCCAACCTTGGAGGAAGCCATGCAAATGATCGGCTTCTATGTAAGGCATATCTACGGAGAGAACCCGCACGGGGGATTGAATGACCGCCTACCTTTTGAGGTATTCAGTTCCGCACCTGTACCTGAGGAGCGCAGAGTAAAGTCACGCAGACTCAACTTCCTGATGATGTCCGCAGTGCGTAAGACGCTCCGTAACAATGGCATCACCCTGAATAAGCTGATGTACTGGGATACGGCCTTGATGGAGCATATCGGTAAAGAAGTGGTGATCAGATACGATCTGGCGGATCTGAGGTGGATCGCAGTCTATGACATGCAAGACAACTTCATCTGCCAGGCTGAGGTCCGCAGGCCGGTCGATCCCTTCATTCATCTGAATATGGATGATCCGATCTCCCACTCGGAGTTCACAAAGGAATACAAATCGATCAAGCGGCATCAGCGACAGATCGCCAAGCGCACCAAGATGGTGATCAAAGCATCACAGGAAGCGGTTCAGAGACTGATGAAGCCCCTGCCGGCTCTTGAGAGCAATCCCACCTTTGAACAGGCTCCCATCCTGACCCAACCCAGCCATGCCTCGGAAGAGATGATGCAGCAGTTGGAACAGCAGGTAATCAAGCAGATACCTCTGCAGGATGAGCAACCCAAACAAGCAGAAACAACCGTGCTCGAGAACGGGCAGATTAAACCTAAAGAAAAGAGCTTCGAAGAGATGCTCGAGTTTATAGGAATCAAATAGGAGGAAAAGTGAAAGCCAACAAGCTTGTAATGATCAGCAACGTAGTGGAAGCGGATCAGTGTGTTCAATACCTGTTACGCAGGCCAAAAACTGAAATGGTGGGTCTTGGGATGATCTATGGACGTCCCGGCCTTGGCAAGACCACTTATGCCCAACGCATCGCCTTTCAACGGAACTACATCTACCTGAGATTGGAGTCGATGACCACACCCAAGGCGTTCTCGACCATGCTCTTAACTGCCTTGTACCGCAAGTTCGATCTCGGCAACTTTATCCCGACCGGATCAACCAACAACCTCTTCAAACTCTGTATGCAGATCTTGGATGAGCACCCCGATACGGTGCTTATCATCGATGAGATCGACTATGCCTACAAGCTCGATAAGGTACTGGGAGCCATCCGGGACATCGTGGATCAGACTCTGACCATCATCATCCTGGTGGGTATGCAGAATGCCAAGGATCGTCTCTCACAGATAAGCGAACACTACTTCGACCGCTGTAACGCCTTCTATCAGTTCAAACCGCCCACCAAGACAGACCTGCGATTAATCGCCGATGAGGTCTTAGACGTCAAAGTGGATGCCGCTACCATCGACAGAATCTTCGAGTATTCCAAAGGCAGCCTCAGGCGAGCCATCAAGATGCTGCACGGTCATGAGAACGGTAACTTGGACCTAACCCATGACATGATTAACGAACCGGATCAGGATGAAGCGCAATGACCGTCAAAGACTTGGTAAACAACTTCGTGAGTCAGTTCAACAGGCCCTTTGATCTTGATATGATCTCTAACATGATCGATAGAAAACCCGATGAGGTCAAGGACGTGCTTGTTGAACTGCTAACCACCGAGCAGATCAGATTGGTCGATCCGGAGCAGGGCATCTATGTAAGGAATAACAGGTATTTTGCAAGAGTATGTTACCATCAGAAAAGCTATTGGCGCTTCGATCCACAAGATGCCTTAGGACTCCTCGATCTGATTGAGAGTGGGAGTTACAAGTCCATCAGATCTATAGCAAAGGTAGCCAACAGAAGTCACCAATGGATCTATGTCTATCTGGAAGCCCTGGCATCGTTAGGCTGTATCAGCTTGGTTAAAAACCGCTATACAGTGATCAGCAGAGAGAACATCAAGGATATTGGAAAGCAAGTACAACCTGGCATCCTCGGGATCATGCGTGCTGAGTACAACAATGAAGTGCGTGCAAAACAGGAAAAAGAGAAAGCACGGAAACAAAAGATTTCCCAAGCCAAGAAAGATGAACGTGATCGAAAGCAAAAGCTGATCCTGGAAGAGCAAGCCAGGAAAGAAGCATTTGTTAAGGCTTGGAATGACTATCTGGTGTCAGGCAAAGCTGTTTATCTCAGCTTTGATGAGTATTTGAAGAACTGCAACACAAGTAAATAAAGTAGGGGAGCATTCTATGGATCAGGAACTGAGAGAACGAAAACTACGCCAACAAATCCATGCCATCCGGGTCAAGAAGTTCCACTGGCCGCTTGATGCATTCAAGTTCATCATGAATGGCATGGGCTATGGCGATTCACTCAGAGCCCTATCCGAAGATAAACTGCTCGAGTTCAAGGCTATCATGCTCAAGTACCGCAGGCATGGCCGTCCTCTTGAATACAACTACGATAAACAGGGCAAGTACATGCATGCCCTGATGAAGCAAGCCGGTTGGACCGAGTCCCAACTGAGGGCATTTACGATAAGCCACTTTTCCAAAAGCCACTGGAACCTGCTCAACAAGAAGGAGCGCAGAGCGGTCATCGCCATGTTCCAGTCCTACATCAAAAAACAAGAGATCAATCAATTACCGAATAAACAATGCGATCCTAAGGAGGATTCAAATGAGTAAAGCGAGCAAGCAAGTCAAAGAACGCACCTTAACCGATGCTCAAGGTAGGGAAATCCCTGTGAAGGTGCTGCACACCGAAATAGTGGAAAAGGACGCCGCAGTCAAGAAAGCGATGGACTGCGCACTCAAACTGCAAGAACGTATTCTCTCCGACAAACAGAAAATGATCCAGATCATCGAGAACTATCTGAACGACGCTGCTCGCAGAAATGGCCTCGAATGGAAGGGCAATGCCCTGCTCATCAGCTTCGATGAGAAGTATCGCATCGAGATGCGCTTCCGGGAGAAGATTCAGTTCGGCATTGAGCTGCAACTCGCCAAACAGAAGATAGACGAGTGCATCAAAGCCTGGTCTGCCGACTCGAGTGACAATCTCAAGGCTATCATCAATGAAGCCTTCCAAGTCGATAAGCGTGGGCAATTGGCACGTTATCGCATCTTCGCTCTTCGCAGATACAAGATCAAAGACCCGGTCTGGAAGGAAGCTATGGAACTGATCGACAAGGCCATCTTGGTGACTTCCACCAAGCAGTACATCTCTTTCGCAGTGAGAGACGAGGCCGGTAACTACAACCGCATAGTGCTGAACTTCAGTGCCCTTTGATACTGTATCATCCTTATACATCCTGATTTGATAACAGTAAGGGAGTTGAAATAATGGCATCAGTAAATATGAATGCGGCAGAGGAGACAATGAGCATATTCAGTAATGATCGAAACTATAGGCCTGATGAAGTAGCTTCCACGCTCCGGGTCAGCCGTAATACGGTATATCGCTGGATCAGGGATATACTCGATCCTCTGCCTGCCTTTCGAACCAAAGATAACGGACAGCTTCGCTGTGCCGGAAAAGACTTGAATGACTACTTAATGAAACACAAGGTACGCCCTGAATATGAGTAACGCACTGGAGTTTCGCATAAAGCGGGACAACTGCAAAGAAGCCTATCTTAACGGCAAGACAGAACCCACTGAGCTGGCGGTGATCTTCGGTGTTTCCGATATCACCGTCCGCAAGTGGATCAAGTCCGGCAAGTGGGATGAGATGTTCAAGGAAGAGCGCAAGCTCGACCATGAGATCAGCTTAGCCCGCAAAAAGGCACTCATCCAGGCACTTAGAGAATATGCCAAGAATCCTGCCGATACCGCTCTGCAGAGCCTCGTAAGCTTGATCAAACAGAACCAGAAGGACTCCGAGCCATCCAAGGAACTGAACGACTATATCGTGCGTTTCCTGGATCAGGTGACCGACTACATGATCGAGAAAGGACACGAGACTTTGCTTAAGCAGTTCCAAGGCGTTGTCCTTGATCTTGCAGAATACTTAAGAGTTAGAAATGGATAGAATTACAGCCACGGACATGGTTACCTCCAAACATACATCCATACCCATCCTGCCTACCCTCCAAAGAGTGGAGCTGCTTCCTCCTGCTCCACGACATCCTGCCTGCCTGACAGCGGAGCCGATCCCCTCGGCTCTGCTGATCCTTCCGGAAACCGGTTATGCCTAAGAAGTTCATTCAGCGGCATAACAAGGCTCTGACGGAGATCGCATCCAAAACGATCTCCGTCTTGCCTTTTATAGACGATAATCCCGAAGCCAAGGTAGAGAGGATCAGGAGGACAACTGCAGAGGGTTGGGATGCCTTCTCATTCTTCTGCCATACCTACTACCCACATATCTTCCCCCTACCTTTTTGCCCAGCGCACGAGACTATGTTCGATGAGACTGATAAGGGCTCAGGCATCATCGCCATCACCGGTTTTCGTGGGCTGGGCAAAACGGTGCTCATGGGAGTGGTCTATCCCATCTGGATGATCATCAAAGGTGAACGCTACGTGATCCATACAGCCGCAGACATAGATCTGGCGCAGGAGAGGACAGCGTTTACCTTACATGAACTGCAAAACAACAAGCGGCTCACCATGGACTATCCTGATCTGCAGCCAGTGGATGCCTTTGATCTAGACTTCTATCTCAAGAACAAAGCCAGGATACGAGCCAGGAGTATCAAGCAGTCTCACAGAGGGACTATCAATCCTAAGACTGCCAAGCGACCCGGGCTGATCGTCTGTGATGATATCGATAAAGAAGAGAACATGGGTAACCAGTCCATCGGTAAACGCAGGATGGAGAAGATTACCCAGGAGCTTGCCGGAGCTCTCTCACCCGAGGGAAATGGCAAGATCGTCTGGCTCGGGAACCTGGTACATCCCAATTACTCAATCTGCCAGTTTCAGGAGCTCATATTAGGCGAAATGCGGGCAGATAATCCAGATATGGACTTGGGATACCAGTCGGCGCTGAAAACGCACCAAAAAGCGATTTTGCGCTTCTCTCTCGAAGATCAGCATGGCAAGTCCATCTGGGAAGAGCAGTATCCCACTGCCACTCTGCCAAACCTTCGAGCCAAGTTCGGGATGACAGGTTATCAAAGAGAGATGCTCGGCCAGCCTGTGATTGAAGGGAACATATTCAAGAACCACTGGTTCACCAAGTATCGCACCTTACCTGAACCATCTCAGATGAAGCGGGTCTGGCTCTATGCCGATCCTGCCTGGGGAGAGAAAGGCTGCTTCAAAGCCATTATCTCCATTGGCTATGATGGTAACCGCTTCTATGTGATCCACGTCTGGATACGTCAGACTGAGAATACCAAGTTCTTCCGATACTACTATGATGCCTACCAGGAATTGGATCGAATCTACAGAGTTAAAGCCAGGGCTGCCTGTGAAACCACATACGGACAAGCTCGTATCTTGGCTGACTTCGATCGGTGGGCTTCTGATAAGAATCTGCCACCCATCAGCCACAGGATCAAGCGGATAGATAACAAGGACAACAAGAACCTACGCATCGAGAGAACTGAAACCATTATCGAGAACGCCAAGGTGCTATTTCCTGAAGGACAGGATACCCCAACCCTGATCAGCCAGTTCCTAACTTATCCAGATGGCTATATCGATGGCTGTGATGCTCTGGCAGGATGCTTGGAACGTTTCTCAGAATATGATATCGGCAGAAACAGGGTCAAGGTTCGGAAGTTCAGTTTCTGATGGTGTTGACAAAATGCTGAAGCGTGGAAAGGTGTTTGCGGAGGTAGTTATGAGAAATGAACTACGAAAAGAAGACGCACTTAGATTTTATGCCCTGATGACCATGGGAGGATATCTAAGTATAGATGCATGCATTAATACCGCATATCGTGATTTCTGTAGGACCATGCATGGAATAATGGGCAATGATCGCAACGAAGCTATGAGATCAGAAGCTACGGATATCATCAGACGAACGATAGGGAAGGTGTTGAAGGCCAATTTGACCCAAGACGAGTTCGATAAACTTCATGGCTCAGCATGTAAAGCGATCAAGAAAGTATATTATCAAAACCAAACCTCATTCTTCATCGGTCAAGCACAGAAATGGATCAACATGAGCTTCAAGTATGTCTATTTGCTCTTTTTAGCAGACTTACTCGATGTTCCCAAAACCAGCATTGATATTCTGAAGCACAACTATAGGCATTTCCATTTACCAATTGATAACATCGTACTTCAACACCAAACTGTAAGACGCCTTTTCTCCGAACACATCGGTAGTGCCGCTTGGAGCAGGATTGATGATTACTCTAAGTATCTCGCATTCCAACAGAGTTTACAGGAAGCAGTTAAGATACCACTCATAGTCTTTGAAGGACAGATCTGGAAGTAACACCCGGGATGAACTATTACGATAAGCTGATGCTGGAGTATTACCGGGTCCTCAACAATGCCTGGAAAACCGAGATCAAGGATGCTGCTAGGCTTGCAATCCAGATGCTGAATGATATGCCACGAGCAGAGAAGCTCAACCAGAACTCAATAGATAAGCTTATGGGCATCATCAATACCCAGTTGGGAGATGACTTCGCAGCACTGGTCAATGAGCCCACCAAAGCGATAATAGACCGCTGTGTGCGGCTCGGACTCAAGGACACCCAAGTACAGGCTCCCACTAAGACCAGCATTGGGCTCTGGGGTATCGAAGATCAACATCTCTCATCCACTATTCAGAAGCAGCAGTTGTTCTGGATCGGGAATCACTTTGAAGCCGATGTACGTCAGAACTTCGCAGACACCCTTTCCAAAGCCATCGAGCAAGGATATACCAAAGAGATGCTGGCAGACACCCTCAAAGGTCAGTTCAATGATCTTGCCAATCGCTCATCCCATTACTGGCAGGGACTTGCAGAGCACACCGCACTGAGAATAAGGGAGTTTGGAAGGCTGCAGGGCTACAAGAAAGCCAAAGCCAGATACTACAAGCTCGTGGTGATCTTGGATAACCGTACCAGTGATATCTGCCGGGCATTGGCTGCCCAGGATAAAATCTATCCCTTGAACGATGCGCTGGAAGTGATGGATAACCTGATGGCTCTGGATACTAAGTCCAACAGCCTGGACGATGCCAGAGAATACATCAAAGCGCTTGCACCTTGGATCAAGGACGAACAGATCGAGTACAACTCAGATATGAACCCGGTAGGTGTCTCCGGAGCGCATACTCCATTTCCTCCATTTCATTGGAAGTGTAGGACTACCACAGTATTGATTTCTTAGTAACATACACCAACATTCTCTTGCCGATACAACTCACCTAAAAGTAGTCTGTAACCTCCTCTCTTGATCATTGAATAGATAACACAAGGATCATCTATACGAAATGAACTACTTGACTTGTACGGCGGTCTTTTTTGGATGGACTTCACTCAGAAATGAAGAAAGAGAAGATATGCATTATGATTATACATGAGATTCTACCAGAGATCAGTTATGCCGATTAGCAAAAGTGTTGTGGCTAAACCTCACACACCCCAATATCGGATGCACAAATACTTTGCCAGGAGACCTTTTAACGTCTTCATAAACCTAATTGAGCATTATTCAAAAGAGGGTGACATTGTATTGGATTGCTTTTGTGGTGGTGGTGTCACGATTTTTGAATCAATAGCCTTACGTAGAAATGCAATAGGGATTGATTTGAATCCTCTTGCAACGATGATAACTGAAATGCAAATGTTTACAGGAGACATACAACAGCTACGAGATGTTTATAATGATTTTATACAGAACCTCAGGAACAAGTACGAGTATGCGTACGAAGTAACTATAAATGATGATCGAGGTATCATTGAATGGGTTGAATGGGCATATCAAGTTGTATGCCCGGTATGCGGTTCGTTAATTGTATTGACGGAAGAGAATAAAATCTCTAATGGGATATATAAGTGCAGCAACGAAAAATGCATTGGTTTTGGTGGAGTTAAGCGAATAGATTGTAAGCCTTTTGGGAGCACCCCTATACGTATCAAGTACTATTCAATCACAAAAAAATCTTATATTACTTATACATTGAATTCAGATGAGATATCAATAGCCTCAGATAGTACGATTAACAATCTGTTAACTGCTGATTTATCCTACCCTAACTTCAAGATACCTTTAGACTGGGATAGACAGTTGGAAGACCGTTTGGCTGAACGAGGTGTTCTCGAGTATAAGGACTTTTTTACGCAAAGAAACTTTGCGGTTAATACGCTGGTATTCAATGAGATCATGAACCTTCGCAGATCGGGAATGGATAAACAATGGGTTGATTACCTGTATTTCTTGTTCAGTTCTTCACTGCGTTATACCAACAATATGTCCAGGGTAACAGATAATTGGGAAGGGGGCAATCCAACATCGTATGATAAGCATGCCTTTTGGCTGCCAAATCAATACATCGAGGCAAATGTGTTGAATACACTAGAGAAGCGTGCTAAAGCAATAATTGCAGGCTGTGAGTATTCTGCCAACACATTACCATATAACACAAGACGCATATCAAGCATTAATGAAATAGATGGAACATCATATTCATACTTAATTCTTAATCAAAGTTCGGCGAACCTCAGCTTCCCTAATGAGTCTATTGATGTCGTGATAACTGATCCTCCCTATGGGAGCAATGTTCAGTATGCAGAATTATCGATGATTTGGAATGCTTGGTACTCTTTGTATAAAGGAATTGGTAGCCCAGTTAATAATAGCCAAGAAGCTGTTGTGAATAGAAAGCTAAAAAAACAGAAGGGGGCAAAGAGCGAAGCCGATTACGAAGACATTCTTCATCAGATATTTAGCGAATGCTATCGTGTACTCAAGCAAGATGGATATCTCGTGTTTACTTTTAATAACAAGAATATCAATGTATGGTTAGCTATGCTAAAAGCCGTTGCTAAAGCGGGATTTATCCTCCCTGAAGGCGGTGTCGTCTTCCAAGACTTCGTGAAATCATATAAGAACACTAGCCATTTAAAATATGCTGGAAATGTTCATGGGGATTTCATTTACTCATTTCAGAAAACCAACATCCAAAATATTAAAAACCAAACACCCGAGATCACATCATTAAGCGATCTGATAAATATCTCAGTATTAAAAGCGATAGATAGTGTGTTTGAGAGCAGGGAATCTGTAACGACTACCGAACTCCATCAAGAAGTCTTTATTGATCTTGCTAGGTCTCTAATGGAGTTTGTTACAAGCGAGAGATCATGCCTAAAACTTGATGGGAAGGATATATTCTCTAAGGATATGGTTGATATCCGTTTAAAAAAGTATCTGAACTATGACGATAATCTGTGGTCAATGAAAGGGTAGCGATGATGCATAGTAACCTGTATAAAGACATTAGAATTTACAAAGATAATGATCTCCAAAACTTCCTTTTCTCATTAGAAGATAGATACTATATCATTGATGAAGTTCAACGGTACGGCAAACTAGTCAATTTTGCCGACAATGCCAAAAATCCTTATCATCAATGGTTTAGATATCGGGAAGGCTTCGCTGGCAGACTTGTGGAAGACATCCTACAGAGGTCAAATGCTGTAAAAGGTGAGTTTGTAGTTGATCCTTTTTGTGGTTCAGGAACGACCCCTCTAGCAGCTGTAATGAGTGGATATTGCGGCATAGGCGTTGACATAAATCCAATGGCTGCGTTTTTAACAAATGTAAAGCTGAAACCTTATACTTGGGATCAGTTAAAAGATGTTGAAAATAAAGCATATTCAATTGATCTAGATAGCCTTTCCTATGACGAAAAATTGTTTTTAGAAGTTGAACGTTTTTTTGATCAACGTAGGTTAATAGATTTATTGAAAATTAAGAGCTTTATAGATAATTCTGGATCGGAGATAGTACGTGATATATGTTCCACTGCCTATCTCAGTATTATCGAGGATTGTTCTGAACGCAAGAGAGATGGTAATGGGCTAAAAACAAGACCATCAACAGTCAAGAGTGTTAAGCTGAAGTTCTTAAGCAAACTTCAAGAGATAATTGAAGACATTAGATACATACGCCCCATTGATGGATCTATTGGCTACGGTATAGCAGGAGACGCTAGGTCTTTAAATTCGATCATAGGTCCGATACTTAAGGATCATAAATCTAAAGTGAGTTCGATAATATTCTCTCCTCCCTACCCGAACTCATTCGATTATTGTGAGTCATACAAGATGGAATTAGTATTAGGGGGATTCGTTAAAGATATTAGTGGGTTAAATGCCCTACGCAGCCGAGCAGTTAGATCTTTTGTTGGAAGCAAGACGCTCGTTAAAAGCAATAAGTATATCGATATGATTGCTAAAGAAATAGAGTTAGAAATTCCCCAAAAGGAGCAAGCAACTAATCGAATAGATAGTAGAACACGAAAAGTACCTAACATGATAAAAGGCTATTTTGATGACATGTCTTTGATCATCGATCAATGCGCAATAGCACTCCCAAAGGGGAAAAAGTGCTACATAGTAGTGGATCAAAGCTCATATCTTGGAAAACTAGTGCCAACAGACCTGCTTCTAGCTTATTTATCAGAGGATGTGGGATTTAAGGTCAACCAGATTATAATCTGTCGTAAAGCGAAGACATCTGGTCAGCAATTGCAGAAATATCCTTATCTTGCTGATGCTCTACGCGAAAGCATAATAGAACTGGAGAAGGCATAACACTTATTCGTAGGGACACCTCAAGTAATCTTGCTGGTGTATAGAACATCAAGGTCAGATTCAGTACAAGTCTCTATTACGTCTGTTGTATTCAGATACGATTGAATGAATGCATCGGCACCTTTTGCTTTCACAATAGTCTTACTAGTCGATTGATCCAAGTCTATTACATTATCTAAACAAGCTAAGTGTTGCTTGAAGTAGTTGAACTGATTGTAAGCTGTTGTCCTCGATGTCCACACATCAGCATGATTAAAATTCACATTGAACTCAGCATTTAGCATGTCGAGTACTGTAATCTTGTTTTCTGAGCTTAGTAACTCAATTCCGGGGTATGTATCTCGTAGATATTTAACTCTGCTAATCCCATCTTCTATGTAATCTTTTGTGGTTCCACGTAATGAGTAAAAACCGAACATAAACTCAAACCTAGTAAGACTGTCAAAATTAATTAACAGTTTCAGCAAGGCCCTGTATGAAAATATTATATCTTTATCATTTAAAATCTCGTAGTATTTCAGCATTTGTTCGTTGAATACTTCATTGAAGGTAGCGATATCATGATAAACCAGTTTACCAATTTCTGTTAGATGGAAAGTTCGATTTTGGGCTCGGATCAATCCCAGTTTAACTGTGTGTGACACATTATTGTGATTTATTACTATATGCTTATGCTGCACCGACGAATCTGCTGAATTAAACCTATTGATTGTAGGGACCACAAGTTCATTTTTATAAGCTTCTCTATTATAATCTCCCAATGTGCGCACGCACCTGTCGACTCCACCCTGTCTGGGTTTTCCATTAGCATTTAGTACAAATCTTGGTTCAGCCGTTTCTGGGTCTTTGTTAACAGTAGCAATTCTAATCGACAGGCTATCAGCAAACTCAGAGAAATCTATCCTAGGTGGGATAACAACCCTTAATTTATCGCTTAGGTTTCGATTGAATGTGCTTCTGCCAGTTCTAGCTGCTTGTAAATTGAGTCCGTTTATTATCTCAGCCAACTTGGTATCTTGATCTCTCATAGCCTGGACAACATTGTGTAAGGTTTCAAACGACTCAAAATCCATTTCATCTATCGACGTACATTCATTTGGTAAAGGAACTGGAATAACAATACTAGAAACTTTGTCATTGTTATTATTCGATTTCCTGAGTGCTCTGCCGATTGCTTGGATTATGTCAATTATTGAGTTCTTTGGACTTGCGAAGTATACTGCATCAATAATTGGAACATCAACTCCCTCTGTAAGGCATCTTGCGTTGGATAACACTGCATATTGTGATTTTTCAAACTCTCGAATAATCTGATGTCTCTTTTTGGCCGTCATTGTTCCGTTGATATGTTGAGTGCTTATGTTATTCTCGATCTGCGGGACGATTGCCTTGAAAACATCTTTAAGACATGAAGTATTTCTAACATTACCATCAATGAAAGACTCGGCGGCTTCAATTTTATTGTGGAATGTAATGACCTTTGTTATAGCCTGATCTCGGAAGCATACAGCTAGCAATGATTGGAGGAACAAATTCTCTGCAGTATTGTGATTGATTCCGTCTGTGGAAAGATACAGATTATCAATGATGGAATTCTTAACAAAGTCATCATCTATACAGCAAAGAATAATACGGTAATCAGATATTATGCCTTGCTCAATTGCCTCTCCAAAGTTCAGTCTAGTGAACACAGGTCCATATCTATCTTCATCATCCATGGAGAATACTGTGTATTCAGTGTTTTCCAAATTACGTTTAATTCTGGTGCTTACTAACCTTTCTGTGGCAGTCATAAACAACCTATTAGCTATAGGTATATACTTATCTTCGAGACCGTAAACAAACTGAGCAGTATCTTTGGTACCTGCTGTTCGATGCGCTTCATCAAAGAAACCAATGTCAAACTTGAACTCATTTAAATGTAACACAGCATATACGATGGATTCCAATGAATGGTATGTAGAGAAAACTATCTTCTTTTCAGCTGTTTCTATTTCCAAAAACTTTTTAATCTCTTCCCAATCAGTAGTAACGGGAAAACTTACATCCGCAGTGTGCTGATTCAAGCTATCATAAGCTTCAGCATCAACAACCGTCCTGTCACTACAAACGCATAGAAACTTAAAAGGCTGACATGCTTGGTTGATCCATTCATCTAAGGTCTGCTTGATTAATGATAAATTTGGTACAATATATAGGGCTGTCTGAGCTGTTAGTCTCTCAAGAATCCATAGAGCAGTAAGTGTTTTCCCTGTTCCACATGCTGCTATCAGTTTGCCCCTGTCATGATTTTGAAATCCTGTTATCACATCATCAATCATTTTTAATTGATGTGGAAGGGGATTATGCTTAACAACTTGCTCGACTGGAAGATCCATAATAAAATGACGCAGATTCGCAAAAAACAACTCATCAAGTTCTTCTAATCTATCAACTAAAACAGCAAATTGGTTCTTTTTTTTATCGGATGGGATTGGTAGGCTGGTACAATTAGATATAATACATCGCTTATCAGCATACTCAGATTCTGCCCAAAATGTAGATAGCTCTGCATATGTAGGCGAAACTCGGTTGGAACGGAATTTTGCTTGATAGGCGCAGATTTCGCCGAGGCTATTAATAAACACTCCATCGACGCCATAATCAGTTGGTTCTAATTGAAGCTTATCCCGTATTGGCTGTGGAATATCTTTTTCACGATAAATCTCTTTTATGTCGTATAGAGGCCTGTGAAGCATAAAATACACGAAAACGAACTGCTCAAACACATCACCGATAAGGTCATTATTCCCCAGCAGAGAAATCTCTTTTTCTAGGTCACACCACGCACTATACGGTTGTTCGAATATCCTGTGATAGGTCATTTAATCTCCAATCCTGTCCAGTTAAGCCTAAATCGAATCATGCCTACGGGTGAAATATCGCAGACCAAGTATCTTGACCAAGTGGACAATCAATGTTCTTAATCATTGGTGCTAATGTAGTTCACATTGCATAACAACGGATCGCAACATTTCCAATCTGTCAATCCAAAAATCTGTCTCATCCTTACCCATCCTGATTTGTCAGCATACAGGATAGTGCTTTCCTGGCTCTGGATCAATGATCACATCTGGAACAAGGAGATAGCATGACCGAAGCGTTAATGAACCGACTCAAAGCTCAGTTAGTCAGACATGAAGGTCTGAGGCTCAAGCCATACCGCTGTACTGCGGGAAAGCTGACCATCGGTATCGGCCGCAATCTCGATGATCGAGGCATCACCCAGAAGGAAGCCTATGCCATGCTGGAAAGGGATATAGCCGACTGCGAGCAGTGGCTGATCGATGAGATACCTGAAGTTTACAACAGACTCGATGAGGTTCGTCAATCAGTGCTACTCAACATGTGCTTCAACCTGGGTATCAAGGGTCTCCTGGAATTCAAGAACACACTGGCGTTTATCGGTGCAGGAGACTGGGAACGTGCCGCCAATGGCATGCTTGCTTCCAAGTGGGCGAAGCAAGTGGGAATGAGAGCAATAGAGCTATCCGAACTGATGAGGAAAGGCCAGTGATCCCCATCCCGGTCGAGACCGATGCCATGCTCGCTATCCTAAATTTGCCCAAGGAGATGGCTAATAATGGCATCTTCAAGGAGCATCAGGGACTGGTAATGGAGGTGATCCACTCACTGGTTCAGCAGGAACACTATGATCATGCAACTCACGATGACCTGCCGGAAGAGGAGCCTCTTCTCGTTTCTTTTCGTTTTGGGTTCTGTTTCCTGATGCTGCACAGTACTTGTGAGTTTCTCAATTTGAAGACCCTGGGTGAGGGAATAGTTAAGACCGTAGGATTAGACCAATCCGCTACCGAACTGCTCACAGGGAGCGAAATAGACGCCTTTAAGGCCAATCTTGAGCTAAGAGCACTGAGCATCCTGCAAGCCTATCTCAACCCTACCGGTCTGGACCGCCTGAACGAACTCAAGCCCAGGCAAGCTCGTCCCATACGAGTGGGAGTAATCTGATGCCCGAACGTGATTCTACTTCTCCGGATGAGCTGATGATTGAGATCTACCGGGCTATCTATGCCGCTCTGGAGAGCCGCCTGCATCTGATCGGTTCGGTGATCGATGCCGAGTCCCGTAAGGAGATATTGGCACAGCAGATCTATGACAAGGGTGACTTCTACGGCAATACCGGCTATTTGCTGCATACCACCGATACTGCCATGATCTTAAGAGTAGGTTCCAATGTTCGTCACGAGCCTTTTGTTTTGGGCGGCAAAGTGCCTTCCTGGACTCCGATCGCTCCACTTATAGCTTGGGTCGAACGCAAGCACCTGTCTTGGACTGATAAAGAGACAGGTAAAGCTCTGACCGTAGCCGAGATCGCCTATCTCATCCGGGGCAAGATCAAGCGGGAAGGCATCGCCGCCCGTAATGTGTTCGCTTCTGTCATAGCCAATCGGGAGCAGTGGATCTATCAGCAGTTGAACGATATCGAGGTGAGCCTGTGACCGCACTTGAGAAGTATCAGATCGAGCGTAAGCGCATCTCTGAGTCATTGAAACTGGCAGATGTAGCTGAGATCCTCTACAACAAGGACAACATTCCCAAGAACCTGCCTTGCGCTATCCTGATCCTTGATTCCGAGACAGGCAAGAATGGAACCTCCCGTCAGTATGTAAGTACAGATATCGCTTGGACTGTCTTCCTGATTGTCAATGCCCAGAACGTATCCGATCCGGACTCTGAGCTATACTCACTCAAGGAGAAGTTCCGGTCTATCTACCAGAAGCTGATGAACCGGGACCTGCCCATTGTGGAATACTACACGAGCCGCATTGATGGCACACGCCTGGTCAGGATCGCCAAGATCGATCTGCTGAAAAGCGGAACCGGAGCAGGATCATGAGAGTAAAGCGATTAGGTGCCTACAACCTGGCGATCAGCTCCGCAAGTGATCTCCTGGAAAGCAAGTACAAGCCGGAACCAATAGATCTATCCAAGTATCACAGGATCGGTAAACAACTCGTCAGTAAAGCAGCCGAGACCAAGAAAGTAGTCTCACAACCCTACTCGATGAGCAATTTGCTCAACCTCCTGGATACAGATGAGTACCACTCCGGCTGCATCGATGCCCTGACGATGGCTACCATCATGCAGTTCGAATGTAAGAACAGCCAGGTCAAGGCCTGGATGGTTGATGCTGAGTTCCCCGCCTGTGAAGACCAGACCACCATCCTGGCAGAACTGATGAAGTTCTATCTCGCCTGTGGTAATGGCTTCTTGATCAAGATGCGTAACGCCCAGGGTGAGTGGATGGGACTGGAACGCATGTTACCATCTGAAGTGCAGATAGTAGAGAACTATGACGAGTTCGGCTTCTTCAAGCCCAACTACATCCAGGTCAAGAACAACCAGAAGAAAGACTTCGCCTACGAGGACATCATCCACGTGAAGAAGTCCACCCATAGATCAAACGCCTGGGGTCTAGCCTGCCTGCCTATCGCCATCAACATCGAGATCTTGGGTGAGATCAAGACCTTTGACTACAACAACTTCAAGAACGGTCTGATGATCGATTATTTCGTGATTGTGGAAGGTGGAACACTTCGTGATGGTACAGTCACAGATGAGCAGGGCAATGAAGTACTAACCGATGCCTATACCGAGATCGAGAAAGCCTTAACCGAGGTCAAAGGCAATGCCAAGAGCCACTCCACTGTGCTTATCGAGAGTGAGAGCCGGGACGTGAAGATACGCATGGAACCACTGCGTCAGCAAGACCGGGAAGGCGGCTTCCTTGGCTTAAAGAAAGACTTGAGGGAAGGTATCCTCGCCTATCACAGAGTACCAGCCAGGATAGTCTCACAGCTTATCCCAGGGCAGCTTGGTGGCGATAACCGGAGCGATATGTTGTTGTTTTATCAGTTTGTGATCAGACCGCTGCAGAACCGTCTAGCTTTAACTTTGGCGAACGAGTTCAACTTCGACTTCGGCTGGAATGTAAAGCCGGAAGACTTCAACTTCGGCAACCTAACAGATTTACTTACTACTGAAGATGAACTGATATTCAAGCGTAACTGATGATAATATTGAATTAACCCAACCTCTCACTGTTTTAAACATGTATAATTCATATTTTTATCGGTGTTGACTTCCCTACAGTATTCTGCTAGCGCATCAAGGAGGTGATCACAATGACATTTTGCAAATCCTATATATACAGAGGCATCGCTAAGTGCATCGAATCTGAATGATAAAGCATTCAGGTAGTCATTCTTGACTAACAATCCTTTATGAGATAAATACCCCTCAAGGTTTCCATTGGGGGTGAATTCGAATTGAAAAATTGACATCCCTGAGACTCCAAAGCAAGCAGTCCATAACGGTGCGTTGACAACAAGATCGTCACCGATATCGTATATGAAAGCTGAAGAGGTTGGCACCGAATTTAACCCAAGTAATGACAAATCAACGTTAAGAATTGTGTTATCAGTGATCTGATCCTTTTTTAGATTCTGCTCGACTTTCTCAATAATGCTGTTGATCACTAACAGGTTCGACACTGAACTATACTTTGTTTTGTCATTAGGCAGGAATGGCTGATAACAGACTGGTTCGCCAAAGTTTACTCCAGGTTTCTTGGTTTTTGCCGCGAGATTATAACGGCTGTTTAGAACCCGATCTTGATATTCTTTTAGGTTGTACTGGGGGTTCATCGGTTTGATGCATTTATTCTCAATGTATAAAGTATTTGTACCTAGGGATACTTTGAAATCAGGATTTTTTTTATTCTTTTCTTCGGGTACTCGAAAAACCGCAAGATCTATTGATTGTAGGTATAAGTATAGAGTAACTTCACTATAATCATCATAAAAACTCTCGTGTTGTGGTGAATACTCTATATTCATTCCACTAAGAGTTTTTTTCATTTTTTTTCTCATCGAGATAACGTAGCTATCAGTTGAGTTGTCTATTAAAGCTAGCCACTCATCATTAATCGAAAGTAGAATCGGATTATCAGTACAACTTCTTGTATCTGACTTTAACTGTTTTATTAATGGCAATAACATTATCTCTCCTTCTTTTCAAATCCTTGCTAAGTCAATCGGCTATATACGTCAATTACTTTTTCATCCTAGTACATCCTTATTTGCCAGTATATCCCCCTTAATAAATATACACCTCATAACAGCACAAAGGAAGTGAAATGAACATAATCAGAAACAACAGCAAGATCATCCGGAAGGGAGAACTTCGCAATGTGGAAGTCGAGTTAGTCTCGCTTCTCTTCGATGAGATGACTCCCGCCAATCAGAAGGGCTTTGTGGTCAAGAATGCCAATGGCAGAAGCTTCGAACACAAGATCAACTCTACCAAGTTCAAGAGTGAAACATCGGGCACTCAGGGACGGCTTTTCGTCACCCTGATGGAGCCAAACATCCACGACTCGCAGGGCGACTACTACTCCCGAGACGAGATACAGAAGGCTTGTGACCACTTCGCCAAGCATGGCCTGGTGGGCAAGTGTGACGTCAATCACAACATGCAGCCGGTGCCTGAGTTCACCGTAGTCGAGAACTACATCCTCAAGACCTCTGACCGAGAGCATTTTCCCGATGCTAAAGTCGGCTCTTGGGTGCAAGTCCTCAAGTGCGAAGATCTGGGCAGTGAGCTCTGGCAGAAAGTAGAGAAAGGCGAGTTCAATGGAGTCTCGATCTATGGAAGAGCTGATGACTACCGCAACGCGGAAGCTAGCCTGGCTGAGATCAAGAACGAGCTGAATTCGCTTCGTAAGGTCGCGGAGCATAACAACAACTCCGAGCTGCAGAAGGGCATTACCGCCATCACTGAGAAGATCAGTGAGTTGGAGAAGGGTAACCCCAACCTCCAGCTTGGCGATGCCATCCACAGCATCGAGAAGAGCCTCAAAGACCTCTCCGTCACTATGAGCAGAGCCATCTCCAAGTCCATACCCGGAGAACCGGATGCTAACCTCTCCAATGTGGACAAAGAGGTTACCATCGATGGCAACAAGATCATGGTCAAGGCTTCGCATCGGGAGATCTACAAGGGCATCTCCGATGTGGACTCCGGAAAGGCCATGAACATCCTGACAGCCAATACCACTTCGCTCTTCATTGACGAGGTTATCGGCAGCCAGCCCGGAGATACTCTCTCTGATATCTCAGTTCTTCCCCTGCTGAAAGACGAGAAGATCGACGTCGGCCTGATCGATGACCTGGTCTTCAAGAACTCCCTCGATGGGGCTCTGACGGCTCAAAACGTCTCTACTGCCGACCTCTCCGTACCCACCGGGATACTCAATGCCGAGTTCACCCTTGGACGTGATGTGGTCGAGTTCTACAAAGACAAGTACGGCGAAGATGCCTTCGGAGCCTATGTGGAGAACCACATCGCCAAGAAGACCGAGAAAGCCATTCGCTTGCTGCTCTTCAAGGGTGACCGGGCTTCCGCCACTGCCAAGATCAAGGCTCTGGATGGAGTGATCAAACTGGCTACCACCGCCACCGACGTCACCAACCTCTCCAAGACCACCTACACCGACTGGGCGAAACGCTTCGAAGCGGCTCTGCTGGCTTTCTCTGATGAGATGCTGGAGGAGCAGGAGAACTTCAAGTTCTACGTAGCTCACAAGGACCTGATCCGCATCCGGGCCGAACTCGCCAAGCGTGAGACCGGAGCCGGAGATCGCCTGCTGCTTGAAGGTGGCAACGTCTCCTTTGCGGGTATCCCGGTCAAGCCACGTCTCATGGATGCCGATTACATCATAGGCGGTCTGCCCAAGTTCATCATAGTCGGTTATCGCACCGATGCCGAACTCAAAGTCGAACACCACGGAAGCGACTGGAAGTACCACTGGTACATCCGTATCCGTCCCGGCATCACCTACATCTCCGGCTTCGTGAAAGTGTTCAAACTCACCACGTAGTTAACAACCTAACAGATAAGGAGTATCTATGGACTTCATCTTCGCCAATCAGGAGTTTATCCTGGGTCTGGTCTCGGCTCTGGTGGTCTGGATCATCTCCAGAACCACCGGAAGTGTAATCGACAAGGCCAAGGTCAACTCGGCTCTGGCCATCATCCTGGACATCATCCAGGACATCAAGACCAATCCTGCCACCAAGGACCTGGATGACTATGCCAAAAAGCTGTTGGCAGTGGAGCGGGCTACCAAGTCCCTCCCGGCCAAGCAGACTAACGTTATCCTGAAGGTCTTCGGCACTATCGGAGGAGCCATCGAATACGTGTTCCACAACCGCAAATGGCTCTTTAGCATCGGCAAGGCGATCAAAGGGGTGTTCTGATGCCTCAGCCTATCTCGCAACCCACCTATCCCTCCAACATGACCGAGGGTGACCTCAGCTTCAGCAAGCTCATGGATGTGATGATTGCCGATCTCGTTTACTTCGGGATCGGCACTTACGACCTGTTATCCATAGAAACGCTGTATGCTGATCAGGCTTCGGTCAAGATGGAACTGACTACCAACTTCGACCTGCTCGGTGAACTGGCTGAGAAACCCGGTAAGACGGACTCCAAGCTGTCCAAGCTCAAGACCCGTAACTATACCATTCCGGGCAAGCGCACTAGCACGGTCGAACTCAACATCTCCGGACTCTCTACCAAGCAGAAGAACTTTCTGGAGAGCACCCTGTTCATGAGCAAGGATACCACCATTGTGGTGGCTTCCAAGGAACTGGATAGGGTGGTGATCTTCACCGGACTGCGTTGGACGGTTGACTGGTCGGGAGAAGCTGACGGCCTCTTCAACGTAGTCATCTCCACCGAGTTCTCCGGAGTGACCTCAAACAAGATCTTCCTGCTTAAGGACATTCCTGCGGGAGTCTGACATAACAGCACTTCGTAATCAAGCTCTGAAAAGACAAGGAACCAAGATGGATTGCCTGTGTAAACCTGAAATCAAAGAGAAAATCGATTCAGTGCACGAGGAGATCTATGGCAATGGTGACAGCAGCAAGTCACTGGTAACCAGAATGGCGAGAGTGGAGACGAACATGAAGATACTTCTTTCCGTCTCCACCTCGCAGTTCTTCCTGCTGTTGGGCATTGCTCTCAAGATGTTCTTCGGTAACTGAAAAAGGACTATTCTATGAAGCGAGAACCCAAACTCAGCTATAGCCAACTGCGGCAAATACTCTGCCTCACGATCTCAAACGCTACCCTGAAAGCCAAGCTTGAGGACTTCCTCTCCGGCCAGGTAGCCAAGGTCAGTGAGGTGGAACTGCTGGAACTGATCAGCCAATCGGAAGCCGATAAAGAGCTGATTAAAATCATCTCAGGAAGAGAACCAGACGAAATGGACGCCATGGAAGCACTGGAGCATATCTCCGCTTTTTTCGTCTATATCAGAGCCAACAAAGAGAGGTTCGCAGGTTGGCTCGGGAGTTTCGGATTGGCGGTAACGGCGTCTCCAAATACCCCTTCGAGAGGTTCGAAATGATCCTGCGTAAACTGGGCTTCACAAATGAAGACTTCGACAATATGACGCTGCCAGAGCTCTACCTCAGGCTCTGTATTACCGATCCCAAAGGAGATGCTTAATGGATGCCATCATCGGCTGGATAGGCGGTAAACGCCTCCTGAGAAAGGTTATTGCTCCCTACGTCCCCAAAGATATTACCGGGTTCATCGAACCCTTCGGTGGGGCTGCCTGGATGCTCCTCTACAAAGAAAAGTGGGGAGATCTGGAAGTCTATAACGATCTCGATAACCGCCTGGTCAATCTCTTCCTGCAGGTGAAATATCATCCTGATGAGTTGATCAAAGAGTTAGACTGGTTAGTCGCCAGCCGCAAGCTCTTTGGCGATATCCTCAAGCAGGAAGGATTAACCGAGATACAACGTGCCGCCAGATTCATGTATCTGATCACCAGGTCATTTGGCAGCAAGGGTGATAGCTTCGGTACCTCTCAGAAGCGTGGCACCTCCAGTATGTATAACCGTCTGGAACGCATCAAAGAACTCCACAAGCGTCTTGATATGGTGATAATCGAGAACCTCTCCTATGAGAAGGTGATTGAGAAGTACGATACCAAGAGTAACTTCTTCTACTGTGATCCTCCTTACATGCTCGGTTACACCTATGAGAACTCCAGGCAGTTCAGTCATGAAGACCTGTGTGCCAAACTCAAGAAGATCAAAGGCAGGTTCATCCTCAGTTACGATGACAATCCCGAGGTGCTTAAGCTATACAAGGGCTTTGATATCAAGCATGTCACCAGAACCAAAGGCATCAACCGCAAGGAAGGCAAGTCCGAGTTCAACGAAGTGATCATCGCCAACTTCAAGCTGGAGGCACAATGAACTCAATCATCTCCTGGGTAGGCGGTAAGCGTATCCTCCGCAAGAAGATCCTGCCGCTCATCCCCAAGCATGACATCTACTGCGAAGTCTTTGGCGGTGCGGCTTGGATACTGTTCGGGAAGAGTGCTAACAAGGAAGACTGGCAGCTCTCCAAGAAGAGCCGCTATACTGAGGTCTATAACGATATCAATGGCGATTTGGTCAACTTCTGGAAGTACATCAAGAACCACCCTGAGGCCTTCGTAACCGAGCTGAACAACTATCTGATCGCCAGGGAGATGTTCGATAACTTCATGAAGCATGAGCCCAGAACAGAGTTGGAGAGAGCGATCAAGTTCTACTACAACCTGGCCTGCAGCTATGGCTCACGCTCCAAGAACTTCTGCGTCAATCAGGGCTACAAGTATATGCCCCTCCGCAACCTGGACAAGGTGAAGGAAGCCTCGGAACGCCTTCGCCACGTGATCATCGAGAAGCAGCCTTGGGAGAAGATTGTATCCCGGTTTGACCAACCTCACACATTCTTCTATCTAGACCCTCCCTACTACACAAAAGAGCACATCTACGAACGTGAAGACGCGGATGCTTTCAACCAGCATGAAGAGCTGGCAGAAGCCCTGAAACAGATCAAGGGCAAGTTCCTGCTATCCTACAACAACGATCCTTACATCAAACAGCTATACGATGGATGTGTCATTGAAGAAGTCGAGACTCAATACTCGGTATCGGGAGCGTTTCAGACTGAGATAGAAATACTAATTCGGAACTACAACTCCCAATAGGATCACCGCTTTCTAATGTGAAGGTGTCCACTATGAACCGAAAAGTATCAACTCACTCAAAAGCAAGTAAGGCTGTATCACGTTTCGTGATGCTATTTGGGAAACTACTTTTTATCAGCTTCTCAATTGCTTTCTTTTGGATGTTGACGTCCTGCGTGTCATACCCACATAATAGCATAACAATGCTTCCAGTTTGGGTTAGGTCAAACTCTGGGAACTGCTCTTCATCTAGTTTTGATAACGATATGAGTTGTATGATAAAATCCTGGTACGAAACAAATATGGGGAAATCATAAGTGATCACTCCATACCTTATGTCATCGACAATAACATCCTCGAAAAGTCCATCGTACTGCCATGAAACTGCATTCAGATCTATCGAATCAGTATTGAGATCGAACATTGCATCATCTTTGATAAAGCTGCTCAGCATATCTACCTCTAATCAGTTTAGACCATGATACTTGGGTGCATTTACTTGTCAATGGTAAAGCCAATGTTCACTATCTATCAATGCTCCGATGTGGTAACCATCCTCTCAAGCGAACCTATATTCTATGCCTGACCTTACCTTTAAACTCGTCCTCGTCACCAATGATGCCAGCCTAAAGCTTGCGGAAGTAAAGCAGGAGGCGGAGTCTGCCCAGTCGGCGGTGGAGAAGCCTGCTGCGGTAAAGATCACTGCGGAACAGGCTCTGGCTACTATTCGTGACGTGAAGATCGCAGTGGATGGAGTTTTGCAGGTGGTGGGCGGTCTGGTTAGATCTATGAATGGTCTGCTTGATGCCTCCCTTGGTCAAAGACAAGCCATGACTCTGGCTTCGGTAGCCTTTGGCGAAGCTGCGGGTGAGATGGGCAACTTTGCCTCCTCCATGCAGTCTGTCACCAACTTCGAGGATGATCAACTCCTATCTTTGATGTCCAAACTCTCCCAGACCTTTAAGCTGAACAAGGATGAGATTCAACAACTGGTGCCGGTATTGCTGGACTTCACAGAAGCCAATAAAGCTACCGGAATGAGCGTGGAGTCTGCCTTTGATCTCATGGGTCGGGCTCTGAATGGACATACCGAGATGTTGGGCAGATATGGTATTGAGTTGGATGATACCCGGCTCAAGACTGAAGGTGTTTCCTATCTGGTCGAAAAGCTTGGCGAGGACTATGGCGGCACCGCTACGGCTCTGGCTGATCTGAGACTGCAGAATGCCAATGCCTGGGGTGATATCCAGGAGACAGTGGGCGATATGCTGACCACTCTGATCAATCCTCTGCTCAAGGGCTTAAAACTGCTTATGGATGCCTACAACAGCCTGTCTCCGGTAATGAAGGGCTTCGTGGCAGGTATAGTAATCGCTATCCCGGTTATTGGCACTGTCACCACTGCGGTAACTGCTCTGACAGCAGCTTATCATGCTCTGCAGGTAGCCATGAACCCGGTCGCAGGAATCATCGGCATAGCAGTTGGTGCTTTGTCTGCTTTGGGCTTCGGACTGGCAGCAGCCTCCACAAAGACAGATGAGGTAGCAACTGCTCAGAGAAGCATGAAAGATGAGATCAAGGACGCGGAGCGTCAGGTCTCAGTGGAAGCTGAGAAGTTCAGTCTGCTGGCTTCTCGGTTACTTGAGCTTAGGTCTGCCACTTCTTTAACTGCCGCAGACAAGCGAGAGATGAAGAATGTCATCAAGTCCTTGAATGACAACTATTCGGAGTATCTGGGCAACATCAATATGGAGACTGCAGCCTACAATAACCTGGCTACTGCCCTGCGAGCCGCTTCGGAAGCATTGGTGCAAAAGAAGATCTCCGAGATCTATGGCGAGAGATACAATGCACAAGTCCAGAGGGTAGCGGAACTACAGATCGAACTGGATGAGAAGCGTGCAGAATACAATACCGCTAATGCCAGAATGAACCAGTTGAGGTCTTCAGTGGACTGGGACTTCCTTACCAGTGATGCCAATGCCATGGGTTTCAACCCTGCCTCCTACTTCGGAAATGACGGTGAGTGGATGAAGTTGGAACGGACTATCAACTCGTTTGGGGCCTTATCTGGGAGACTGCAAGCTGCCAAATTCGATCTGCAAGCCTTGGGTGATGCCTATCGTAAGGCCATGCTGGAAGTTCCTGATCTCACCTTCGATCAGGGTGGTGGCGGAAGTGGTGGCAGTGCTCCCGCTCCGGCACCCAGTCCGGCAGCCTCGGAAGCCGAAACCAGACGCAAAGAAGCGTTACGCTTGACGGAGGAGTTAGCCAGATTACGTCAGACTGAGACTCAGCGTATCGAAGCCGAATACCAGAGAAGGTTAGCCCTAATCAGGGAGTTCACTCAGGATGGCAGTGACGCTGAGCGTCAGGCCATCGAGAACCTGGATGCCTGGAAGACTCAGGAGGATAATGAGATCACCACCAAGGAGAAGGATGCTGTTCAAGCCAGATACAAGGCTGAGATCGGCTACTTCTCCAATCTGGAGAACCTCGGAGTCGATTCCTATGCCGCTCTTAAAGCCAGCATGGAAGAGTATTACACTTGGGCTCTGCAGAACCTTCCTCAGCAGGAGCAGCTACTTATCCAGGCTCAGATTGCCGAAGTCGATGCCCGGCACGTCAAACTCCTCCAGGAGCGTCAGGATGAGGAGCGAGCCAAGCTGCAGGAATTGCAGGACATCCGAGACGAGTTCTACTCCCGTGACCTCGATAACATCGGTGACTCATACAGCAAGCAGCTTCTGGAAGTGGATCGCTATTATGAGAAGATGAAAGCCAAGCTCCTGGAAGCGGGATATACTGAAGTGGAGATCGAACGACAGAAGCAGGAGACCCTGAACACTCTCAGAACCAATCATCAACTTCAGGTAGCCAGTGGCATCTCCAAAATCTTCGGTGATCTGGCAGCAGCCCAGGATAAGGACACAGAGCGTGGTTTCAAGCTCTGGAAAGCCTCAGCTATGGCTCAGGGATATGTGGATACCTTCTCTGCTGCTATTGGTGCATACAAGTCCATGATCGGCATACCCGTAGTGGGACCTGGTCTGGCAGTGGCTGCTGCCGCAGCTGCGATGGCAGCCGGTATCGCCAACATTGCCAGGATCAGTGCCACCAAGTTCGAGAAGAAAGCCACTGGCGGTCTCTTAACCGGACCTTCCCACAATCAGGGAGGTATCCTGATCGAAGCAGAAGGTGATGAATACGTCACAGCCAAGGATCGAGTTAAGGCCTTGGGCAGGAACCTCTTTGACTTCCTCAACTTCGCACCTTTGAATCAGGTCAAGCTTGCTTTCGCAGGTATGCCTGTTCCTTCGGTGCCTATTCCCAGCAGTCTGGGCTCATATTATGCCGCTGGTGGGCCTATTTCCTCCGGAGGCGGTATGAATACCCTGATCGACCTGATTGGCTCACTGAAAGACGAGATCGTCTCACTCAAGCAAACGGTTATGGACTCCAAGCCTATCATCGAAGTAAAGGTCGACCCCTTGAGTAACGATCCGGTTAAGGTCTCCGAGATAGCCGATACCGGTAAAATGATCAGGAGCGAGATCTAATGCCCAACCTCTTCAAGATCGATTTCGTTCAGGGCAAGACCGATGCTCCCGATTATAACCAGGTAAAGCATAGTCTTACCGATACGGCTACCAATAGAGCCATCATCAGTCTATCCGTCTCAGCCGATAAGCTGCAGTCGGTCTCTAACTACAGCAGAGAACCCAAGCGACTGGTCTTTGAGTGCTTTCCCACTGCCTGGATAGAGGATAACATCCTATCTGGCAGCAATGAACATGAGCGCTACATCTCCCATTTCGAGGTGAAGGTATATCGGGATAGTGCGTTGTTCTTCACTGGCATAATAGATACTTCGCAGCTTTCCTTCGATGTATCCTCCGGCATCCTCAAGATAACCTGTTACGATAAGATCAAGCTGCTCTCCCTTTACTCCGATCTCACTCACTACTACTCGCTTACGGCAGGATATCAGCCCCAATGGATACTCGGTTACTTCATTCAAGACATAGAGCAAAAGATACTCGTAGACATTCCCTATACCAACCAGTTCAATCTTCCTACCTTGAACATCGGTACTGGTGATCTCATCACCATCGCCCACATCGACTTCGATGATCTGGTTGCTTTTCCCAACCCCACCGGAGGATGGACTTACGCTTATGACAGCTCTGGCTGGCCGGGTCCGATCTGGGGTTATCTCTTTGATATGGTCAGCTTCAGGGCTCGCTTCATCTTTGCCTATCAGAAGGTGATCAAAGCCACTTATCCCAGTCCTGCCACCACCAGATATCAAGGCCGTTACCGAGGCCGTATCTATACCTTCTACAACAACATCTGCCCGGTGGTAATAGAGTACGACGAAAAGACTGACTGGGTAGAAGACCTCGCTTCCCTCTCCAATGCCCATAATGAGTTCCTGGGCTTCTTTCTGGAGCATGGTGTTCCGGAGAGCACCCTCTACAATAACCTCGTTAGCGGAGGCTTACTCGAAGGTCGAGCCTATGACAGCGGTCAGTATGTGGATCATTGGATCGAGGCTCACTTTCATGGCAATCTCTTCCCGGCTCGTTTATCACCCGGCAAAGCCTATGAGAACTACAGTGATGAGCAAACCGATAACATCAAAGCTCTGCAGGCCATGCTCATGCTTTACAATGCCACCATCTTCAGCAATCCCCAAGGCCAGATCGTGCTCAAGAACAAGGATGCTTATACCAGTGCAATCATCGATATCGATGCGGAAGATGTGGTTAGCTTCGTAAGCAAGAGGGGTAATCCTGAGAAGCCGGAGATCAATTGCCTGGATATCCTGGCAGGAGATACCACTCAACTCCAGAGCAGGATCAAAGACTACCTGATCGACTTTCATGACTCCAAGTGGAGCTGTGAAGCAACTATAGATAATCTCTCCAAATACAACCTCACTCTACAGTCCAAGATACGCATCCAGAATAAGATCTATGCGATAACCGAACTGGAGCGTAACTATATTGATGATGAATACAAGGTGAAGGCATGGCTGTTATAAAGGGTTTCAAACTCATCCGCTGGACTGATGAGAGCATCGATTACTTCTTCTGCCCCAATGGTCAGATCGAGTATAGTCCCTCCCAGAAGTACCGCATCGAGAAGAAGAACGCTTACGATCCCACCATTATCCATAGAAGAGAAGCTTATCGGGAAGACTCCTTTGATCTGGAAGCGGTACTCGAACCATCTGAATACTATAGCCTGGTGAGCTTTCTCCTCAGTCCCGGCCGGCTATATCTGGAATACACTGCATACAACAGCATCAACAGCCAGTTCCCGGTCACCATCTCCCAACTGCCCAAGTGTCCAGATGATCTGCACGAGTATCCCACCAAGGTCAAGTTCAGTCTGGAATCGAGATACATAGGCAGTCCCGGCTACATCGACTTCGGCATCATCATTATTACCGATTTCGATGAGACGGTTATCGCAAACAACTAA